GGCGAATTGCGGGCCGACCACGTCCTGAAGCCCAATGCGGTCCCGCATCTGTTCCTGTGATGCCGATTGCATGAATGCATGAATGTCACTGCCTACTGTAATGTCTGCCATTTGATTTCCTTCTTAGATTGGTTGATAGTAAAGTGCTGATCCGTCTGGTTGCAGGTAGCGATCCGCGCCTCCCGGTTGCAGGTAGAGTTCCGTTCCGTCCGGTCCCCCTGAGGAGGAATCCATGACTAGATTGAGTCCGACTCCAATGGAGAGCATTAGAGTAAAGCAATGATGCTGGTTGCGGTCGTGCCAGTGCTCTTGATCACGTGGCCACCAATGGGTTGTGCTACCCCGGCAACTACACTCACGAACACGTGGCTGACTCCCTTTTCATCGATGGTGGCCACGTCGCCACTGATTCCGACATAGATCCCTCGAAAGGGAACGGTCCTGCCGTCTGAGTTGGATAAGACCGGATTGCTGTCGTGCGGTGTTACGTTGATCTGTGACCGGGATGATTCGTTGATGTCTCTCATGATTTTTTTGGTAGGTTAGACTGCAATTCTGTGAGCGATGATATGTCCTGATGGCCCTTCTGCGCTGCCCACGTCTAGCTGCTGTGCCTCGCAGAAAACTTTGAACCGGACTACATGGGTCTCTCCCGCAGGAATCGTGATGGTTCCACTCACATTGAGACCTGTTCGGGTCTGTGCTTCATGGACTGCTGGGCCACCCCCAAACGCTACGTCATCCGTGTCGTCATAGAACTGAGCCCACACTGTATCTGCGGCATCCGAGGTGCGGGCGGTGACCCCGCCTGAAAGTATCCACTTGCCCTCGGTCAGCTCCACATAAGGAGCGCGTTGGGCATCGAACACCACGTCCGCACCAGACCCCCCTCCCGCCTTGGTCACATTGATAGCATCAGCAAGGCTACTCTCCACGGTGAGCGACCCATCCACGATGCCGTCATCCTTCAGTGACAGGACTGTTCCCGTTGAATCCCAGCCAAGGAGCTTATTCGCCCGGGATGCTGCTGCTGCGAGCTGCATGTTGGCACCACCAATCTCTTGGGCCGGTAGGCGCAAGCTGCGTGTCAGGATCTCCTCAAGGCGCTGGATGGTCATGGCTATTGAGTCGAGTGCCAGCTCAACCGTGGCGCTTGGGTATCGGCCAAGGTTGTCAAACGTCTGCTCCTGCTTCCAAGGGATCAACCGAAGGATGGTGATCGCTGATCCAATGATCAACCCATTGCCACTTGTGGGCACTGTGGTCAGGGTGCCACCTCCCGGCGCTCCCTCGCCTGAAAGGGTGTAGTCAGTGGTCTCAACGAGCACCGTGCCGTCACTTTTGATGAGCAGCACGTGGGAGGCATCCACGAAATAAAAGATGGCGATGTCTTGAGCAGCTGATGTCAGCGTCACATCTACACGGTTGGTTTCGGATGATAGGCTCATGGCGGTATCGACAAGCTGGATGCGTTTTTTCGGGATTGCGACTATCGATTGCGCTTCGATCCTTCACGCTCTTCACGCCGCTTCTGGATCTTGTCCGCGCCTGCACCGAAATGCCAGTAATACGGTGATCCAGCGAACGGGAGAATGCGCCAGAAGTCGAAGTCCCCGGGCTTAATTTCATCACCGTCCTCGATCTTAGACCATGAATCAAATAGGTCCATGACCGGGAACTGGATGAATGGTGCCGGCGGCAATGCGAGCAGGGCCACCGACTCAATCGGGTTTTGCCTGTAGCGGAAGTTCCACAGATGCCAGCGACTCACTCCAGAGAGCTTGAATAGGTTGTCCACCATCAGGTCACTGAGCTGGGGATCTCTGCCCATCAGCCAATCCTTGAGCCAGTCAACCGGGACGTTGATCAGGTAGAGCACTCCCATCAGTCGGATCAGGTTGGCCATGCCCTGTGCCTTCTGACTGGCGTTGCCCGTAACCATCATGTCGATACCCTCACGACGGAAGGCCTCGAGTTGCTTGAGAGTGAATGTCTTGAGCATGTAGAACACCCGACCATTTGGATTGGTGAGGTAGGATTCTGGATACTCCGACAGGCTGATCGGTTGGTAGTCGGCCAGCGTGCTGTAGACCGCGAACAGGACGTCCGAGGACTCCTTTCCAGCTGCGAGATCCGCCACCACCTGTGCGCCTTGCGCCTCACCAAACGAGGTGTTGATGCGGGCGATGGTCTTGGGACTCAGTTTCCCCTTCTTGGCTTCACGCTGCATGCTTCTCAGCTTCGCGTTGACCAAGGTTTCCTTACCGATCCGGTCGATGTAGCTCAGGCCCGTCAGCTTGAACGTCATCTCCAGAGCGCGGTTCATCTTGGTCTTATCCCGAAATTCTTCGGCGATGTTCTCGATGCCCATAGTTTCCTTGGTGACCTTCGACTTACCTGCAACCGCAGTTCCAGCCGCAATGGCAGTGTCCCAGACTCCTGACTCGTAGATGGAAAACGCGAGATCGCCCAGCTGAGTGAGTGCCGATGTGACCTGCCCCATGGTGGTGATGTAGCCAATGGTCTTGAACATCTTGATGACACCACTGGTGATGCCTTGGTTGAATCGGCCTTCCAAGATCGCGATCACTTCACGCTGACTTTGGCCATCCAGCTCTCCACTGGATACCAGCGAATCAACCAGCCCGCCGATGGATGCATCTAGGGCCAGCTTCTTGCTCGACTTAACTCCACTGATAGTCGGGGTATCCACGGCGTAATTACCGAAGAATCGGCGCTTCTCGATGGCGGCATTGGTGCTGTCGATGTAGCCAAGCAGGGCTTGGATCGAGTCTGCGTAGAATGCGTTGGCATCCACATCGACGACGTCCGTCTTGCGTCCCTTGAAGTTGCCCGGGATCGATCCCTTGCGACCGAGTCCTTGCAGGGTTCGGTTGACTACCTCCATGCGTTCTTCGTCGGTCAGGACTCTGCCCATCAGTGCTGCCTTCTTCGATGCTTCCTTAACTGCACGATCTACCACGCCACCTTCTGGCTTCCCGTAGTAGTGTGCTCGGAGTCCATCGAGGTCCATGACCTTGCGCGGGAAGTAGTCGGTGAGCTCACCAATCTCGTATCCTGCGGCAAGGCCTCGCTTACGGGTGTCTGCCAGCACTGCTTGCACTTCTGCGTAGGCTTCGCGTAGATCAAACGCCTGAAGGATCTGGTCCCGGGTTTGCGTGTCACCATTCTTTAACGCGAGATCCAAGATCAGTGCTTCGTTCTGACCCAACTTGGCGAATGCATCGACGAACGGTTTGATCTTGTCGAAATCCGCCTTGATCGCTCTGCCCGTGTCGAACTCGAAGCGACGAAGCCGGGCCGCAAGGGTGGGTGCGAATCGATGTAGCCGGCCGGTGATTGGAATGAGTAGGCGAGCAGCCATGCTGGACTCTGCCGTGCGCTTGGCACGCTTCACCCGGGTGGGGAGTGTCTCACCCATCCTGATACGCCGGACCAGCTCTGCCGTGGCATCCTGTGCCTTGCTGCGGATCTTCTCAGCATCAGCCTGCAATGACTGCTCTTCGTTCTGAGGCACGCCTGTCAGGCCGAACACCACGTCCTCCTTGGATACCAAGCTGAAGGTGGAGTCTTCGTTGTCTGACAACTCCTCTTCCATGTCATCCAGTTGGTCCTCTGCATCACGACGGCTCACCATTGCACCATCCAAGTAATCGGCAGGCTTGGCCGCACCTTTGGCGACACCGTGGTCTAAGAATAGATTCTTCTCACGATACCACACGATGGCCTGCATGTCTGCCACGGTGAGCTTGAAGCCGAGATCCTTCAGCTTCTGCTGAGCATTCAGCACGATGGCTTCGAACCAACCGCGCTCCGTTTTGTTTTGGGGAGCTGCCTTCATGCTGGCGTGGATCTGGATGGTGCGGGCTGCTTTCTCAATGGCATACCCATCGGCGAACTTGGCGTATCCCTTTTTAGCATACTCATTCTTCTGACTCCATCGGGTAAACAGCTTAACCGCCGCTCGGACAGTGTGCTCACCACCACGGTTGGCTTCCTTCATGTCCAAGCCATAGGTGCGAGTGCCGGGCTTGTTCAGCTCTGCACGGAATGCTGCTACCATCTTCTTTGATTTGGGTGTATCCAGAGGCAGGACCGACTCACCAACGTAGCGATGCATCGTGCGGGTATACCACAGATCCATGGTGATGGTATCGAAGCGCCCACGGAGGTTGTTGAAGAACGATCCGATCTTGGGACCAAGCACTCGGTTACCTCGCACAATCTCCGAAAGGGTGACCCCATCTGGAGCTGCCCCGAACATCTCCTTCAGTTGTCCGCCGGTCACTTCCTTGTCCATGAACTCGCGGAACCCATCGAGGCCATACTCCGCGATGATGCTATTCATCGTTGCGAGGTTGTCGTTGATCGGTTTCTTGGCGGCGGCGAACTTGGTGTCAGTCGGCAGGACTCCGTTCTTCTTGTAGCTTTCGTAAACCTTACGCGCATACTTGAAGTTCAGGATCACATTGTTGCCCTGTGAGGTCGCTGCCAGTGCTCCAATAAAGACGGTCATGGCATTAGGGTCTTCGGAGAACTCTGGAAAGATCTTCATCAATTCCCTGAACGTCTCTTGCACCCGCTCATCATACCACCCCATCCCTGAACCGTCAGTGCTTAGTCCATCAATGATGTCATAGGCCAGCGTGGTCCCACCATTGGTGATGCCCTCTTGGCTTCCTACTTCGTAGGCACCGACCTCGGTGTTTTCCTTGAACCGGGCATCTAGCCACAGACCGTAGTCGCGGATGGTGTCGAACTTGATTGAGCCCAGTTCTTGATCGATCTTCGCCGCCGACTCTGGAGGAACAGGAAGGGACTTGAGCACCTTCTTGGCTTTGCGGGCGACCTTCGCCGCTGCCGCCTGCTTCTTTATTCTCCGCTCTGCTCTAGATACAACTTCGTTGAGGGCTTCTTGCTGTTGCCCGGCAGGGAGCTTGCTTGCACGAACCCGCGCCTCTCCAGCGATGCTTTCATATCTGCCACGCTCATCGGATGGGAACTCGGCCCGGCCCTGCCCCTGCGTAGGGATCTCCCCAACGCTAATGCTTCCTTTCTTGGTTGCTTTCTTAATAAAGGCTTCGACATGTCCATGCATCTCATCATCTGGGGACTTTAAGACAAGTGTGAATCGTCGGTTGGCTACGTCGTAGCTGAAGGCGGGCACCTTGCCCCGGTTCCAGTCCTTCGCAATAGCGGTCGCTGCTGCATCATTGGCCACGGTGAAGGTAATGATCTGATCCGGCCCGTTCTCGTCGTCTTGCCACACTAGCGCCGAGTTCTGAAGCTCTGGTGCGCTTGCTGCCACTAGTCCGGCCATCTCTGCACCGATTTCCATGTCGTCGGTGTCAAACTCGACCACTTCCGGCACCTCAAGGCTCACTTTTCCTCGCTCGGTCCATCCACCGATGACCGGGAAGCGGGCGGTGATCTTCACACCATACGCTGCTGCCACGTCATCGAAGATCTGCTGAAGGTGGATGAACTTTGCCGATCCTGATCGCTTGAGCAGTTCGGCCTTGGTCAGTTTCGGCACCGTATCCACTCGGACGGGTGCGACGGTGACACGGAGGCTGAACGACGTGTCGGCTACGTCAGGATCCACCGACTCGCGAGGGTTGATGTGGTCACCTGCGTTACCTGCTCGACCATCAAGCCATGTCCATTCCGGCATGAGCCCCGTCTTCTGCTCAGCGAATACCGTGTCGAACACCTTTGCCGTCTTGTTGGTTTCGCCATGCGGCCCGAAGTTAAGCCAGCTGTTCTGGCCCCGGGTCTCGCTGGTGAGAGCACCCACGGCGCTTCCCCTGAACAGGCGGACGTGTGCCTGCCATGCGTTCTCCTCACCCCGGGCACGGAAGCCTGCTCCCTCGATACCATGGCCAAAGGCATCATGGACTGCTCGGAACAGGTCATTAGCCAGCACTCGCTTCATTGGCCCATCCTTACCGAAGCGCCACGTGATCCCGGTGTCCGACAGTAGGGGGTTTTCTGAGGTATCTACCGTGGTGGATTCATCGCTACCAAACCCAGCCTCCGTGGCGTAGACTGCCATGCGCTTGTTGGCCCGCAGGTCACGCATCGCATTCCATGGGTTGCCGGCGTAAGGATCGTTGCTGTCATCGACCAGATAGAACTCGTAGCCAGCTGCCTCAAGGGCGCGATACTGGGCGGCGGTCTGGGTGATCAGGTTCTGGTAAGCCTCTGCCACCACCGGGTCACCCGGGGCGTGCTTCATCTTGTCGTAGGCCTGAGCGATCTTCGCCGCTCGGTCTTTGTCTACGTGAACGAACTCTGCCTGACGGTGAAGAGGGAGGCCAAGGCTCTTGGCATACTCCTCCACTACACTGACGAGGTTCAGGTCCGGTCCGGTCGCGCCTTCAATAGCTGGCGCACCTTCAAGCGGCGTAAGGACTCCGCTGCCGTATCTTTCTGCTCCGTCTGTTCCGGTGTCTCCGGTAGTGCGTCGGGCATTGGCTGGCTGAGAGTCTCCTGTAGTTCCTTTGTCATATCTTGGGGTCCGTTGTGCCCCAGTGCCATCCGGTTGTCCATCACTGTCTCCAACAGAGAAGGTGATGTCGGGATTGGCTGGATCGTAGGTGCCACGGTTGCCGGTGGCGCTCTTGATCTGAGTCGGCTCGAAGACAACAAACATCGAAGTGCCTGCAGCCTTTCCGGTGCCGGTAACAACGATGCCGTCGTGCCCACCCCGCTTGGCCTTATCCTGTATGTCCTGCCAGCTCTGATCGTAAAAAGACTGAGGCCACTTGCCGCCCGACTTCCGAACATACGGGTTAGTAATTCTAAGATACACCGGGACGATATTCTCCCTCGCATTGGCTCTGGCGTCCCAGATACCTGCCTCAAAGGCGGAATCTTCTGCCTCCAGCGGGTTGGTTGTGAAGAAGAAACCTTCGCGTCCCTCAAACTGAGATGACGACGGTCCATCACCTTGGCGGCTTTTGTTAAACTCTGCGAAGGACGATGACGTCCCATGGTAAACCACTTTTGGCTTTCCGGCATCATTCACGACCTTGCTGTCCCCAAACCACTTGTTGAATGCAGGCGATCCAACAGAGAAGGTGATGTCAGGATCGACTGGATCGTAGGTGCCACGGTTGCCGGTGGCGCTCTTGATCTGAGTCGGCTCGAAGGCAACGTAAACCGGGAAGGAAATAGCCTTCGGGTCATCACGGTCTAGGATCTTCAGCCCTTGGGTCTTATGGACTTTTTTAGCGGTTGTTTCACGTGTGATTATTCCATCATAGCCCTGACGTTGAAGATCGAGCTTAGCTGTCGGGCTGATGTTCCCACTGAACCCTCGGGCCGCGCCGAATGTCTGCCCTTTCTCGATATAACGGGCAAGGTCATCCACGTGATCTACAACGAGTGGATTCTTGATGCTAAGATAGACCGGGATCGACTTCGGTTGGTTGGGTTCTCCCCGGTATGATTGATTTGATTGGAATCGTTGTCCGTATTCCGTGAATAAATTAGCACCTGTAATGTCGGAAAAATAGAACCCGTAGCCTGCTTTACCAAACCGTTGTTCACTTACGTCAAAGCTGCTGATTCCGCCATCAGCCGAAAATACGTTTCCATGGACCACCACTTTCGGCTTTCCGTCAGCGTCCACCACCTTGCTGTCTCCAAACCACTTCTTGAATGCTACTGAGTTCGTAGCCGGTGCCACGCTGAACGACACATCCCCGTAGCCCTCTTCATCAAGGATGCGCTGAGCCTGCACACTGATCTCTGCGGTTATGCCGTAGACTGGCTCGATCTCTGCCTGAGCCCGTTGCAGCATGATGGCAGTCAGCTCTTCCTCACGGGACAGCTTGTGCTTCAACCGCTGGTAATTCTCCAGTGACTCACGCTCTGCCGCTTCGGGCTTGATCATAGCAAACACCTCTTCCAGTTCCGCCTGCTTCTTCGCCCTCCCCCGGTCTACTGCTGCTGCCACTGCCTCTGCTTTGGGAGTGAGGCCAAGCGCACCCTTGAGCGCCTGCTCTAGCTCGGTATTCAATTTACCATCACGCTGCATCTTGGTCATCTTCGCGGCCATCTTCATGACCTGCCTGAGGTGATCACCAAGCATGCGAAGGAACCCACCCCAGCTCTTCGGCATGTTGTCTGCCTTGCGGTTGCTCACTGCGTAGTCGACGACCCGGGCGCTGAACCATTCCACCAAGCCCTGCTTGCTGTTGGTGCCGGGGGCAATCCCTGCTTTCGCATCGTATTCGGTTCTCCATGACTGAAGCTCATCGAGACTCAAGTCACCAATCTTCAGGCGCTTCTTCACGTAACCCTCTGAGACTTCCTCGATCACCGTGAATGCGTTGCCGCCTCTCCAGATCTTGGATACATCAGTCTCCACGTTGTTACGGTATTCGGTGATATTGTTTCCCAGAACTACCATATCCCGTGGGTTCGTGCCCTCTGGGATGTTGGCACCGTTCTCGATGGCGATCTTCATGCGCTCCTCTGCCTTCTTTATGTCGGCCAAACCTGCGTCAATGAAGTCACCCATGGTTCGCTCCTCCTCCTCGAACTCGATCACCTTGGTCTCGTCATCGAATCGCTTGGTGAGTTCGTTCGCCACCTCCTGTGCCGCTTTCTTGGATACCTGCGCTTTGAACCGCTCCAAGAACTGGACGTGCTCTTGATTCGAGAGGTTGATGGCGAAGATATTTCCTTCCTTGTCCTTCAGGACGGGCACCCCTTTGACGTTACCTAAGGTCATGCCCGCTGCTTCCATGCCCTCGGTTGCCGTAAACTGTTCGTTGATCAGCTTCTTGTTGTATTCCCGCTGAGCGACCACGTCACCATTGACCGCTGCCACCAGTAGCTTGCCGCTCTCTGCGTCTGGTGCGGATGCCATCAGTTCCTCATCGCTCTTGATCTTGCGCAATGCGTTGAACTCTGGACCTGTTAGCGGGTTGCCGTCCTTGGCTACAACCATGGCACCTTCGGCCTTGGTTGCTGCTGCGGAGTCCATTGATTCAGCGATGGCGATAGGGCCACCAAACAGAGCGCCCATGGTAGCACCCGCGACCATTTCGAACAGACGGCGCTCTGCTGCATCACCGGTGATGATCATGCGCTTCTCGTCATAGGTCAGGCTTGCGATCATGTCGCCCCATGCTCCCTGAGCAGGCTCGGTCCATGCTTCACCTATTGACGATTCCACGACCCGTTTCCCCACGTTCTTGAGGTAGTCCCCGAACATGACCTTCCCTCCCACCTTGGCTGTGGCTTTCATCGCCGAGGCCAGCACCTTCTCGATACCTACATACCGCTCAAGGATCATCTGGGGGACCGCAGACGCTAGGTTGGTTGCTACGCCTTGTTGTGGGTCATACGTGCCGCCTTGCTCCTCGATCGCCCGCTTCTGGTCCATCTCAGCCTCCCCGAAGAACACCGACTCCATCGCTGCCAATCCACCCGGCCCCATCATCCCCAGAACCGCAGTTGCTGGGACACCTCCTGCCATTTGCGCGAACTTACCGAGGGTCGTTTCCGCGAACTCAGGATCGATCCCGTAGTAGTGGTTCATCTCCTCAGCCATCTCGTAGAGGGTGTCGGAGTTCTTGCGGACCTGCTTGGCCTTCTCTGCCCGCTCTGGGTTCTCCGATTCGAAATCCTCCGTTGCCTTCGACCACGCTCGCATGTTGACGATATGCTCCTTGTCCAAGCGGGTGCGTATGCCTCTCATGCGCTTCTCGTTTGCCTCGAGCTGGGGATCGTAGGCAGCAGGGTTGAAGTAGCTGCCCTCTTCATCTCGAACCGAGCTGAACTGATAGGGATCCTCCATCTCTTTGTTGCGGCGGGCCAGCGTGGCATACTCACCATCACTCATGGGATCCGGTGCCTGTGGCATGGTCGGTCCACCAATAAATGAAGCCTCCTGACTGTGGGCTGCCGCTAACCCCATGTATCCGATTTTTGCTGCTCCTGAGGGGATCGACCGTGCAGCCTGCTCCGCCTTGTAGAGGAAGGTATTGGCTGGTGCCTTGGGCATACCTCCGACTGGGGAATACTCCTCCGTTGGGGTCTGGGTGCCATCGGTTCCTTCACCCTCTCCGCCGGCGAACTCGAAGGTCTTTGAGATCTGATCGTATGCTCCAGATGGGGTCACCCCCGGTCCGAAGAATCGCCCGGCAATGGCATCGAAGTTGTCGGCCACCTGTTTCTTGGGAAGACCCAGCCGCTTGGATAGCCAGAGTGAAGAGAACTGCTTGTCGGCGAACTGTGTGTCGCCTGCCTTTGTTGCCTCCTGTTCTGCTACGGAGAACGTGTTTCTGACGGTTTCAGGAAGCCGGTTGACCCGGGTGTCACGGGACTCGAAGAAGGGAGATAGATCATCCATTGCCGGAAGTGAACCTTACTTCCCAAACAAAAGCCATTCCAACGTCTAGCTGCCCGGTAGCAAATCCCCAAAGGCTTCCTCAACGGTTTGGGCACCGGATAGTTCTCGGACCTCCGACTCCAATACCTCCTTCAGCTTGGCTACTTCCACTGGTGGTGGGTTGCCCTCATAGGCGTCGTAGAAGCTGCGGATTCGTCTCTCCTGACCGAACATTGCGTCTCCCATTTGCGTGGCACCAAGACCGACTGACAGCTTACGGTAGGTCTCCAGCATTCCCTTTCGAAGATCCTTTTCCCCTGCCGTAATATCGCGATCAGCGAATGCCCCAGTTCCCTCTTCTTCTAGGTCATTGATGTCCGTGATCTTCATCAGCATCAGATCATCCATCAACCTGAGTCGGGTTGGCTGGGTCACCTCTGCGTTGAGTATCCGGTTTTGCAGGACGATATAAGCAGGGTCCGATCGCTGGGCACCCTCTGCACCTTTGTCCAGCGCATCCCACCATCCCGCTGCCATGTCGGCCTTGATCGACCTGTATTCACCTTCTGGATCCTGAATCTCGGTCGTTGATGCCAGTTCAAGTTGGGCAGCAATCTTTTTCCCCTGTTCACCAGTGATCACCCCAAGGACTACTTGCTGCTCAACCTCTCGAAGTCCTGCCTCCTTCTTCTCCAGCACGGTTGCCGTCAACGAGTCTGCGGACTTGGCCTTACGGATGGCTTGATCGTTTGCATCTTCGGCAACCTTGGCCCGGCGCTCTTCGGTGGCTTGCTTGACGTAGGGATCCAATCCCATGGCCGTCCGCTCATCGATCTCTCCATCATCCAGTGCGGCTTGAACATCTGATGCCGTGGCTTTCCCGGCCCTGATAGATGCGACCAAACTTCGCCCCGTGACGTCCATCTGGCGCTGGGCTGCACGTGCTCTGGATCCCGCGATTGATTGGAGGTTCACCCGTTGTCCAAGTGCCATGCCCCCTTCCTTTTCTTCCCACTCTGAGTGGGCACCGTCGTCGTTCTTGGCTGTGAGCCTACCCACGAAGTCACCGTAGGAGTCCAGCTGTTCGGCTGGGGTCTGCTCCGAGATCGAATCGAGTTCGTTGTTGGCCATGCGATAGAGACCCTGTTCGAGTCCATCACGGATAGCCCGCTGCTTAGCCTCGGGAGCGAGGTTCATCTTGTTCATCGCCTCCTTGAACTTATCGTGGTATCCCCCTCTCAAGTATGCCTGAGCATTGGTTTCAATGTTCGCATTCGATTTTCGGATACTGGCCCGCTTCGTGGCGATATTAGTCTGCGCTACGAACCTTGCTTTGAAGTCCTCGTATTGCATGCGGTCAGCTTCGACCACTTGCTTGCTCCACCCATCATCCTTGGCCCGCTTGTCACGGGATTTCTCATACGCACCGAGCGATTCATTGATGTGAGCTTCCCACGTCTCCGGTTTGTCTTGGTTGTCCTCCATCCACACCTTGATTTCTGAATCGGTATTGATGCGAACGGTGTCCTCATGGGCCATGATTCCCTCGCCCACGTGCTTCTTCACCTCTTGATCGATGCGCAGCATCACAGCACCGGTCTGGCTGATGGCTCGGCCTGCTTGGGCTATGGCACCACCAGCGGCGATCTGGGCCGATGGATCAACTGCTCGCGATAGAGGGACTGACCCAACTGGTGGGCGATCTACTGTAGGGATCATGGGAGTTTAACCTTTTTTTAAGTCGTAGATTGAACCCGCTGCTGAGCCGAGTCCTGAAAGTAGTGTGGCACCTGCTGCGGTTCGGTATCCAGCACCACGGTCGTATCCGTCCTGCCTTGCTTGGGATCCACCTTCACGTAGGCGCTTCGACTTGGCCCGACCGGTGCGGCCCTGCTCCAGTGCGTCCAGCTCCATGAGCCCCGCCGACTCTGCCAACACCTCGAGAGGGGTGCCTTCCATGACGACACCGGCCTTGGCATACTTGGACCGTTGGGTGCTGCTGGTGGCCTTGTTGCGCTCACGTTGCCGGCGCACTGCTTCGTTGGTGTCGAGCGTGGTCTGGAGGGCATCCATCTCCGCATTGGCGGCGTTCTGTTCTCCCGCCCGCTCTGCTGCCTTGGCTTGCTTGCGCTGGCCCATGACTTGGACACCTGTGCCGATGGCAGAGGCGGCAATGGATCCGATTGCGAGTGCTGTCATTGCTGCCATGGTTAGTCCCTCAGATTGAGGTTAAGAAGGGTCACACCTTCGTCGGTCTTGGTGAATCCATTTCTCTCATACAGCGAGACGAGGCCATCCTGTCTGCATGCTGTGAGCATTACGCCATAGTCGTTGTCCAATCCCACCTGCTTGAGGAAGGTGACGATGCGGCTGATGGCTCGAACTGACTTGAGCGGGCTGGCCTTGGGGTTCGTGACCAACCAGTCCATCCAGCACACGCCAACGCTGTTGTCCATGTAGAGCCAAGCAGCGGCGATGCCTGACAGGTCTGCGTCTAACACCACGCACCCAATCTTCGGCAGCGCCTGCTCTGGCACCATGGGCCATCCGTGGCCTACCCACCATTGGCTGATTACTGCGTAGTCCTTGGGGTCGGTGAGTCGGATGTTCATTAGCCGTTGATGTCGTATTTTGCGATGATGGCGAGGATGGTCATGGGGAGAGGTTGGTCCTGTTTGATCAGGATGTCACCTTCATACCCGTAGCCCCCGTCAAACTCGACTTCTAGGTCTCCGGTGAAGAGCGGGGGCGATGCGTCCATGGTGTCCTCTACTCCTCGGAAGTTCACGTCGTCCTCGTAGGCTCCATCTCCCACCTTCAATCCAAGAGATGAATACATCCGAACGAACAACTGGGTGATGCGTTTCGTCTGACCCATGGTCATTCCATAGCTGGGGTCTACGTCCAACTTCTGGGGCTTCAGGATCGACTCGTAGGAAAGGCCGACATGAGCCACCACCGCAGAGTTTTGAAGGGTAATCGATCCACTTCTCACGGTGTGAGTCTCAACCGCACCATCAGCCAGCACCTGCACCTCCATGTTGGTGAGATGTCCCAGTCCGGTCAGGGTCTTGACTGACTGGGTGACAGTGCCGCCCGCCAATGAAGGAAGGGTTGGCGATTCAAAAGTGAACTTGAAACGGTCAGCAACTACCCATGGGCCTGACTGGCCTTCTTGATCAATCGGCAGGAGATAAAACGTGGTGGTGCTTGCGACGTCTACGGCATACTCACCAGCGAGACCGAAAACCACTGAACCTTCGAGCCTGACCACGTCCCCGTCTGTAAGCCCATGCACTGATACCGTCTGAATTGAAACGGTGAACGTGTAGAGTGACCCCACGTTGGACAATGGGGCAGCAGTCAGTGTCTGGATATCGGTCGCAGTGCTGGCCGCATCATAGGTCAGGGCGCTGTCCAAGAAGAATGCATCCTGCTTGGTGTCTCCTTCGTTCGGGCTGAAGTAATTGTGCATGCGCTCAACGTAGCGTTTGATGTATCCGTTGATGGTGCGCTTCACGACGATATAGACCTCGTCATTCCTAGTGCCGAAGACCACAGCCACGCTCTCAACGGTGCCCTGCGTTTCGTGGTGAGTCCATCCAACCACGTCCTGCTCTCGCTCATAGGTCATGCTGATCAGTTTACCGTTACCAGTGACTGCCCACAGCGTGTTGTAGGGCAACTGCTGGACTGCCAGCTGCACGATGCCACCGGCTGTGATGTGCTCAGCCACCAAGGTCAGATCCGGTGCCACGAACTTGTCCTGATCAAATCGATACGTCAGCTCCCTGACCTTGCGGGTGTTGCGCTGCACGAAGACAATCACGTCCCCCAGTAGCCTTGCCTCGAGCACTGCGCTTCCATGTTCGGACTGCGGGCGGATGGATACATTCGTCGGTGTGATCGCTGATGTGCTATCCCCAGCCGATGCGATGGCGTGCTCTCCTGAGGTGGTGCCAATGAGCATAGCCTTCTGTGGTGCCATCCAGAGAATGGTTTGGCGCTTCTTCGTGGCCAGCGTGAAGGCAAGTGCATCCGTGTCCAATGCCCCATAGTCGAAGTTTAAGTAGTCGTCAGTAGCTGATGCCCAAACCGTCTGGATCTGGTATTCACTCCCCGCATACCACACCCGCTGTTCGAAGATCGCCACTGCTCTGGGATAGCCTCGGACATCCGACCAAGCGCCTTCGGCCCAGTATGTGGTCGCGTCTGTTGATTCCAGCGCCGTGATGACAGTTGCGGTGACTGATGTGGCTGATCCCCGTGCTGTGATCTTAACGGTCCCCCAGATGTCTGCATCCACCGCTTCGATCACTACCCGGGGAGTAGTGGCACCTGCGACCGATGGTGCGATCCGGTTCTCGATCTTGACCCTGAAATACGCCTGCGTGTCCTGCGTTCCGACCTGATCGATGTTGCGGTCTTCCTTGCCTGAGAACTTGCGGATGGTCTCCCAGTTCGTGGATCCGTCAGCACTGCGCTGGATCAGGATGTCTGCGTTCCAGACTCCGTAGGTGCGGACCTGCCAGTCACCAATGATCTTGAGCCCGGTTCCAGTCACGTTGGCGCTGATGCTCTCCTCTTCGTAGGTCGATTCGCGAAGGTGTCCGATCCTCCAGTAGCTGCCGACGTGATCATCTTGGAACCCGGCCTCGAGCTCACTGAACCCTGCACCGCTTGCCGTGATCGTGATGGTCCCACTCGTTGCTGATGGCGTGAGCGTGATGGCACTCAGGTTCTGGTCCAGCATGGGTGGCACCTCGAACACTGTATCCGCCAAGGTCCAACTGTCTGCCGCGAGTCTGGTCAGGGTCCGTGATGGGTGGCCCGGGCAGGTGATGTAAGCGATATCGTTGATCTGGGCAATCTGGAGCAGGAAGCACTCAGCAATCGTGTAGTTGTGGACGACGGTAACAGGGGATCCTCCTCCACTCTCAAGCTCAGCCCCGTTAGAAATGAACCGAAGGTATCCCTCCACCCACACCAAGATGTAAGACGTGGTGGTCGAGTATTCCCAATCCATCAGTCTCGCCTTATTGTCTCCGAATGTGCCCCCCACGTATCGCGATCCCGGCCGGCGTTCGCACTGCCCGTAAAGGCCGGCGATCACATTCTTCATGGTCCTTGCCCCGTTGCGGGTCTTGGCCACGTCCACGCGACCCTCAAGCAAGGGTGAGATCTCGCCAGCATTGAAGCTGGTCATGACGGTTTTGGATTTAGCCATTGGTCGAAGAGATGCGGGATTGAATGAATCGTGACTCTGCGGCGGGGTTGCGACGGATGGGCTTGCGCTCTGCCATGTCCTTCATCTGCGCCATGGGCAGCTTGTCAGCTCGATACTCGCGCATAAGATTGTGCGCCTTGTCTCCATTGTCGTCTCGGATCGGCGTGGCGATCTCAGCAGCCAGCCGGCAGACCACTGCGGCAGTAAGTAAGGCATCCCATGCGGCGGTGTCGTGGTCCTCTTTGATGTATTGCACCTGTGCGATATCTGCATTGGTCAGGAGGGATCGCCCTTCGATCTCAAATGCATCACCCGGGTCAGCATCGTTTAATGTGCCGTTGACCTTCACGATGCGTGCGCAGTCGGAGGGAAGTGGATACGAGTAGTCCCAACCAAAGGCAGGCGCTGTCGTGTGCTGAGCCAGCTCAGTCCGGCCCTTCAGGCAGTTCCACTGACCGCTGCGAATTACCTCAGCGACGATGGACGTGAATGCGGCCTTGCAGATGCGTGCGTTCTTCGACGCGACGTCATCCATTGAAGTGATACGGGAACCTCCCACGCGCATCAGGGCGAGGTTTGCGATAGTGGTCTTGGAAGTAGTGGCAGACATTGTGTTTAGAGTTGAAAGCAAAAGAGCCCCGCCCGCCGAAGCAGACAGGACTCAGTTATGACCATCAGCTAGGTGATTAGACCTGAGCCAAATACGGGATCTGGAACGTGATCTTCTTGCCAGCGGTCATCGGGAAAGTCCCGGCAAGCGTTGCCTTGAGGGTCACGTTCGCCAACTCGATACGATACGGGGTGACCATGATCGCATTGGTTGGGGTCACAGTCACAATGCCAGCAGCGGTAAGAGCCACGTTGGTTGCGCTGTAGCGGTCATCATCGGTTGCGTCGCCCAGCTTGCTGATGACAGCGGCAGTTCCACCAGCGGCGTCGTTGGAGATCTTCACCTGATCAGTCAGGAGCTGGCAACCTACAGGGAGGTCGATGATGTTGAGAACGTCAGCAGCAGCTTCAGCGGCAGTGACGGTGTGGGTGACCATAGCCACCATGATCGCAGCGGTCAGCTCGCGACCTTTGAGTCGGGATCCAAGCGTTGGTGCGATCTGGATGGCACGGAGAGCAGTGTTAATATCAGCCATGGGAATTATTCCTTAGTAGAATTGTTACGGTTGCGGGGAGGTCTTAGGCAGTCTCATCACAGAAGATGAGAGTGACTCGTTCCTCTTCCATGCGGGTGGCACCAAGCATCATCTTGGTCCGAATCTGAACGGTCTCGTTCATGTCATCACGGATGGACATCTTGACCGAGCGATCCTTGCTCTCACCGAGAAGCACGCCCGCTTTGTGGTAGGCGATACAGGTGCGAAC